TGCATTGCAATATCCTGTGTGGAATTGTTTTCGATTGTTACGCTCTGACAGCACCCTTTAAGGATAGGAATTGTTACTGTTTTGGAAACTGCGTTAAACTGTTCTACCGCCGCAGGGGTGGACTGCATAATAGAATCCTGCAATACTTCACCATTCACCGCAACGCCAATGCTGATGGTTTCGGCAGTGCCGCCTGTAGGAACGGCAATATTCGCTCCAAACGTAGCTTTGTAATTTACCGCATTAGAACGCTGGCAAGGGCAAGTTGCTACGCTATTGTAGCCACTACGTCCAGCCAGTTCAAGGTTTCCAGTACCAAGGCGAAACTGTACACGCCTCTGTCTACACGGAACAACAACCGCTGTAAAAACAGCAGACTGTCCAGCAGGAATAATCTGTCTTGCTGTTGCTGTCGCTTCAAATGCCATGAGAGTCACCCCCCTCATTAGCCCAAGTAACCGCCATTACAGCCACAACCATTAGGATTGCAAGTCAGATATGCAGGAACAGGTTTCGGGCAGCAAGTCTGAACCACATTCTGTGCCAACTGATTACCATACTGCTGTAACTGTGCTGTCTGTGCGGTCTGGCTTGCCGCAAGAGTAGCCATGTTCAACTGATTGGTCAACGCCTGAATCTGTGCATCTTTAGCAGCAATGCGGTCAGCGCACAGGTCGTCTTTAATGCTCTGAATACCGTTGTTAATAGCCATGCTTATTGCATTGGTATTAGCGGTATTATTGGCAATAATATCACGTAAACCATCGGACACAGCCTGTCTGTCTGCACAATTTTCCGTAGCTACAGTGTATTTCAAATCAGAAATTCCGCTTACTACGTTGTTGAACCCCTGAACGCCAGCTAATCCAAGCTGTGCAAAGTTATTCTGAATCTGCATAGCACGGTTGCATTCATTTACTTCGGCATTGGCAAATCCGTTTGCTACGGTGGTCTGTAAACCGCTAATGCCGGACATAACGGCCTGCTGATTAAATCCGTCCTGCACTCCGTTCTGTACATAGCCGTAGGGAATGTTGCCGCAACCATTGTTATTGTTGCCACCCCAATTACCCCAACCGCCCATCATAGCGAACAGAAACAGAATAAAAATCCAATAGAAACCGCCATCACCGAACCCACCGTAGCCGCCAAAACCGCCACGTCCAGTTACCGCTGCAACATCCGCTGCGCTCAAACCGCCGTTTCCGTTTTCATACATGAAAATCACTCCTTTAATAAAATTTATACTTAACGCTTTATACGTTAGTATCAGTGCATCATGCCTGATAACATGTTTGCAACTCGTCTTAACTCCTCAAATTGCTGTTGACTCATTTTCCCTTGTTGCATTAATTGCATTACCTGTTGTTGCGGATTTATTCCCTGTTTCTCAATTTGCTGGCGAAATTGATTAAAATTTGAAATCAAATTTTGCATATTTCCAAACATCTGCAACGGATTAAACATCATTTACCCCCCAGGCTGTCAAACAGTTCTTTCTTGAACGCTTCAAAGTCTGCCATTGTAATGTATTTCGGTTCTTCTTTCTTTTCTTCCGTAAAGTCAAACGTGCGGAAAGAAACAACCGTACCGCTTGCATTGGTGGATTTAATGTAAAACTTGTTTGCCGGATAACAGATCAACATGACGGTGGTATTCACTGCCACAGGATAGCTTTTTGCTTCCTGCTCGTCACGTACTTCAATCGGCATAAACGTGTTCTGCATTACTGCCTGCGTCTGCATCGGCATCTGACTGTTGCCTTGTGGAAAATTGTAATTCTGATTCATCGGAAACTGATTCCATGCCATTTTTTACCACTCCCTTGCAAAATATCTATCAATGACTTCATCGCCGCTATCCCATGCGTCATAGTAATCGCCATTTATTACCGCTATTGCATGAGTGCCAGTGCCTAAAATAAAACTGCCCTCTGGATGCTCACGGCAAAAATCTTTTACCGTGTAACATAAAGGGCAGTTATTGCCAACTGCAAATTGTCTATATCCTCTGCTTCGCAAGTATGATGCCCACACATTATTGCTTGACGGCATATCGCATTGAACGTAACCGAAAACACACATGGATATATAAGCCTGTTCCCATGATATGTTTTCGATTTTGGAAACCGCTCGGATCACACAATCTCCAACGGCCTTGCCGCATGGGTTAGGGTTATAATACCTGTACATGGCTATTCCTCATAATACCCATTCTTGTAATGCTTCATGTACCAAGCGGCTTTTCCCCGGAGTGTGTCCATCTGCTCATAAAGATACTTGCCGGGGCAAGCTGTAGCCATTAAATCACGATGCCCTACAATACGATGTATGGGAATGTTGTACGTTTCGCATATCCAGCCAATGAGATATGCCGCTGATTCAATCTGTGCAGGCGTTGGTTCAACGTATTCAAAATTTCCGCAAAGATGAACGCCAATAGTATGCCAGTTTTCACCATAAGCATGTGAGCCTATCATTTCTATTGGTCGCCCTTGTTCTATAATGCCGTTCTTTCTGATTACGAAATGGTAGCCAATTCCTGCCCATCCATTGCCAAGGTGCATAAAATGGATTTGTTCTGCGGATAAATCATCATCGGCAAGGTTTCCAGTGTGGTGAATTACTACCATGTCGGTACGCAATCGCTCTGTTAATGTGGCAAATTCAAGGTCATAGTCTTTAACATCAGGTTTGTTCACTTTATCCCTTCTTTCTTTTTTTGTAACAAGCTTCGTATCTCACCTGCTATCTTGATGCCAGCAGAATCAAGGTTTTCACATATGCTAATACCTTCTGTAATGGATAACACACAGCATACAATGGTCAGTGCTGGTTGAATAGGTGCGTGGCTGACAGATAATATAATGTCAATAACGAATCCAGTGATTAACAATAATGAATAGATAATTGTTTTACTGCAAAACCCGTCACGCAGTGCGTAGCTGTCAACATACCGCCAATGGTGCGCCTGCCATATCCATCGAATGTAGTTAATCATCGTGCCACGTTTTTCAACGATTTTTGGGTCATACATTTTACGCCATAACAACGATGATTGATAGATACAGGCTGTGAAGATATCAATGATTTCCAATAACATCAGCAGTAAGAAAATAGTGCCGATGTCCAGCAATGTTGCTCCTACTGCACTTGCCGCCAACTTCTCAACGCCCTTGTCTGTGACGGCTTTTAATGTTTGCGACACTTCAATTTTTGAAAAAACTTCTTTTAAGATGTCTCTCATAATGTCTCCAATGCGGATAATCTATGCTCAATATCGTTTAATCTCTGCTCTAACCTATCCGCTCTCCGTCTTTGGTATGCCGCTTCCATACATAAGGCTTCTTCGTAACGTAAGGAATAGCGGTTTCCAGCAGGACGGGCTTCCTGAATAATATTGCCATCTTCATCACGTTCCGCTGGTTCGGATTTCCATTCATCGTAGCAAAGAAGTCCGTATTTATTAGCATCAATTCCGTGAGCAGTAAAGACAGATTCTATTCTCTGTGCAATAGCACCAGTGTGGATTCTCGCTTTGGTTTCACCCTTTTCCGCAATACTGTCTTTAAATTGGTACTGATACCACCCTACTTCGCCCCATGCGTCAAGGACTTCGTCAGGAATATTGGTGATATTATCTTTCAGCCGTTCGTCAGATGTGGATATGGTGGTTGTTCCTGCGAATAACTGTTTCCAGCGAGCACTCGCTTTGCCAAGATTGGTTATGTTGTCATTGTTTGCATAAAAATAAACTTCATTTTCTGTGAAAGATTCCACGTACACCATACGAGTTGAAGAATGCCAGTTTACACTCAAGCCGACACGGCTTGAATTATTGGTTGCTATAGAAAAATATAAGCCACCGACAAAAGCACCGTTGGAATCCCAAGCCTGAAGAAAGTTCGCCCCTTTTGTAGCTGTTGGTGCATTTCCTTTTGTTACATCATCATTACGGACAGAAAAGATACCATAACCATAAGCATCGTTATGTAAAGTTATATTTTTTATACCTGACGTCTGTGTGGTTCTTAACTCAAGTGTACCTGTCAACGTACCGCCAGTAAGAGGAAGAACATCTTCGGCAAAAGCAAATTTTTTCCATTCTTGCCAAGTATACGAACCCGATATTAGTCTACCGCTTCGATACCACACTTGCATATCAACGTGTCGGAAAACAATCTGTTTAACCCAACTGCTCGAGAGGGAATGTAACACAAACATTTTGGCATATAATACATTCGGTGGTATATTGGCGAGTTCACTTTCCCAATAATATGTTCCTGCTGTCGTAACATTGTTTAAATCGTCATCACTCGTCAGTTTCGTAATAAAAGTATTAGAAAGTAACGGAGCATTTGTCTTTAAATCATTCACCACATAAGCCGTAGTAGCTATCCTTGTACTATTATTGTTTACCGCCTGTGTTGGTGCTGTAGGTGTACCCGTAAAAGCAGGAGAAGCAGTAACCGCTACATTATTACCACGCCATTTCAGCGTTCCGTCCGTACCACCTACAAGGTTATAAGCCGTTGTTCCGTTTTTAGCTTGCAGTGTCCAACTGCCATCACTGGGTAATTGCAGATTACCGCCATTGTTTGACGGAGTTTCACCACCATACAACTGTAAAAACTGACTTGTCGCAGACGATGCAGGAACATAAAAACCACCGAATACGTTTTCCTGATTGTCCTGCATCTTTAGGTTTTGTGCTACGTTCAATGTTCCGCTGACAGTACCGCCACTTGTCTTTAAGTACCCTGTTTTCAACCGTACGCCATCTTCATCACCAATAGCAAGGTTGGCTGGCTCAACAACATGTCCGTTACCATCAAGTGTAGGTGCGCTATCTCCAATGGTATCATGCAGTGCTTCAAGGTCATTCATTACATAATCTATCCATGCGTCATTTGTGCTGTTGGATAATGCGGTATTCTTTCCAAATGCTCCCTCCTGCACTACTTCATCGTTAGCATCTCGTAGTTCAGGCGTTTGATAGGTTGTTTTAATCATTGGTTTCCTCCTTTAGTAGTTGGTCAAGTCCGCAATGGAGTACATTGTATAGTTTTCTTCCTCAAAGTGTTTTGCCGCCGCTTTAAA